AACATTGATAGGTGATACCTTGACTGTACCAGTGGTAGCAGTGTCAGTACCCATACCAACAAAGTCAATGTAGTCATAAGTAGATGCAGCACCGCCATTAATCTTAACTTGGCTACCAGCCTGAACAGTTCCCCATTCTACACCAGTACCTGTAGTTTTTAGATACTGTCCGTTAGTTCCAGAAGTAGCACCTGCAGTCAGAGTTCCTGACAGGGTTGCATTACTGAGAGTGACTGCTGTAATTGTAGATACTGTAGTACCAGAGGTAATGACTGTGGTACCGATAGTTGGTGCGGTATATCCAGCAGGTGCTGCCTGCCATTCAAGTCCTGTAGCAGTAGCAGAGTTAACTGCCAAGATATAACCATTAGTTGTTGAAACTGTTAGTGGGCTAAAGGCATCATTGGCTGTACCTACCAGCAAATCTCCCTTAGCATTAAAGGATGCTGCGACAGCAGCAGCAGCACTTGCTGCAGAAGTAGCAGCAGAGTTAGCACTGGTCAGAGCAGATGATGCAGATGTCGCTGCGCTAGCAGCGCTAGTAGCAGCAGATGCTGCAGATGTAGCAGCAGCAGCAACGCTGGCTGCCATAGTAGACGCAGAGGTTGCAGCGCTATTAGCCGAAGTCAATGCTGAGGCAGCAGATGTGCTTGCTGAGTTGGCAGATGTTAAAGCAGATGAGGCTGAAGTCGCTGCCGAAGTAGCAGATGTGGCTGCAGCAGTAGCAGAGTTAGCAGCCGTAGTTGCACTGGCTGCAGCGCTAGTAGCACTAGTAGCCGCTGCTGTGGCAGAAGCCGCTGCAGAGGTTGCAGAGGTGGCTGCTGCTGTGGCTGAGGTAGATGCACTGTTGGCGCTAGTTAGGGCGCTAGAAGCGCTTGTAGAGGCGCTAGAGGCACTTGTAGCGGCAGAGGCAGCACTAGTAGCAGCCGATGCTGCTGAGGTTGCTGCAGCCGTTGCTGAGCCTAGAATGCTATCTACATAATCTTTAGGGGTAGCAGAGGATGAAATCATTCCTGCTGAGGACAGACCTGTAATTGTTGGCGTACCTGATATTACAGGGCTCGTCAAGATTTTATTGGTCAGCGTCTGGGAAGCGTCAGCGATGACTACCGTACCTGTGGTATTAGGTAGGGTAATTGTGTTGTCCTGTGTTGGGTCAACTACAGTCAGAGTTGTCTCGTAGGCATCCGCTGTAGAGCCTTCAAAGACTATGCTGGCTTCAGCAGAAGGCGTACCTGTAAGAGTAGGATTTGAGATTGTTGGGGATGTAAGAACCTTATTGGTAAGAGTCTGGGACTTAGCTGTACCTACAACATCACCTTCGCCGGAGCCAATGCCGTGCATAGTGTGTCCACTACCACTACCATCATTGTAGTAGGCTGAGGCTTCAGCATGGAGGTTAGCATCTCGGAAGTCACGGCCGATAGCCATGTGGCGAACTACTGCACCTGCTGAGTGTTCCTGTGCCGATGAGCCGTCAATGGCACGAGTAATCGTAAAGGTGTTAGTGGCAACCGCCGTGGCATCTACGATTTCTTCAAGAGCTGTATCTGGGTCAAGCACCAATGTGAAGGTACGACCAGATGGAATTGTAACACCGCCTAACAATGTGGTACCTGATACAACTGTCATCGAGGTAGCACCCGATGTAATTGTTCCAGTCAGCGTACTCTGCTGTGAGCGGGACGAGTATTGGCGAGTTGTCATTTAGGTTCCTATCGGCTGTAGTGAACTCGGGTTGGGAATTGACCCTGGAAGGCTGATATTTCTTCTTTAAGTCTTTGTTGATATAGTGCATAGATTTGACGAGCAGCGGAGTTGGCAGAGCCAAAGGAGCGCTTAGCATCAATCTCATCAGCTTGTGGGCTAATCTGGCTAGCACGAGCTGGGTCAAGATAAGTCAGTAATCGGTATGCTGCGCCAAGAGTTATAACATCTCGGACAGTCTCGGAGTATCCTGTAGTTGTTGTGAAGACATCAGATGTGCTAGACATTGCTGATGGTTGTTTAAGATAGTTAACCTTTACTGTTCGTCCAGCGGTGATGTAATCACCAACAGTAACTGTCTGGGCATTGTTGCCCCATGTAGCAGTCTCAGCCTTGGCGTCCCATGTCCAGCGGCGAACTGGAATCCATTCCTGGCTAGGCCCAATATCCTGCCAAGACATAGTCAATACATTTTCAATAAGACTTCCACCGCTATCAGATACTTCATAAGTTGTAACTGATGGGTTGAAGGTAAATGTTGTTTGTCCAATAACCATTAGCTGTGTACCAACAGCACGGACTGTGTCATTGATAGCACGCTTAACTACAGCGCGTGGGAAGATTGGAGAGATAGTAACCTTGGTATCTTCTACATGTGTGGCAGGTGTAGTGCCTAGATATCCTCGTCCATATGGAGCAATGGTTGCTGTGTTACCTACACGGTCAAAGGAAGATACCCACATCAATTCCTCGTCAACTTCAATGACACCTTTGCCCAAGTCTTGAGTAGAGCCTAGGCTCAGAATCGTTGGCGAGGAACTAGGAGAAGTTAATGTGGTAACTGCAGCCGTAAGGTATGTGCTTCTGTCCTGCTGGTATGTATATCCTGAGAGGTTAACAAGAACCTCATCAATCATTTCGGCAAGTGTTGTCACAGGTTAATGCTCCTTAAAGCGTCAGTGGGGGATAAGTCTGTTGTTCCTGCAAGTTCATTGCAGATACCGCCAAGTGCCTTGTAATCATCAGGCTGACGGTTAGCATCTGCTTTCTTATTAAGAGCACCAATCAAGGCTAGGCCCGTAGTTCCAGCATACACATTGGCAGCTTGAGTAGGTGCAACATATGCACTAATTGCCGGATATGTCCCACCATTAGCCAAGCGATTTAGTTCGCTAGTAAATGAACTACCTGCTGTACCTGTTGCCATTTTACCATTTCACCTTGTCTGCCCAGTAAGCTGCACTCATCTTGCCTTTAGCAATATTCTTTGAATGGCGTGCTTTGAAAGATGCACGCTTCTTTTTCATTCTGTCAGACTCTCCAGCTTTAGGAGCACCGGCAGTCTTAGCACCTTGCTCACCAAAACGGATAGTCTTTACTTTGTCCCCGACTTTAGCCACAACAACATGTGACTTCTTAGGATGGTTGGGAGTACGCTTAGGCTTGTTAAAACCTGAGACTCCAGCACGAGCTAACCGTGGGTCACGCTTGCTTTTGTTTTCCATACTCCCCATACTTTCCTAGAACCGCTCGGATTCTACCATCTTTACGAAGTTTTACTACCATGCCATCTTTAATTTGAATCGGGTTAAATCTACGGTGTGGCTTGTATTTACCCGAAGACATTAACGCCACTTATAAGTAGAGTTAACTCGGGATTGGTCTTCAAACCTAGCACGATTGTACTTGCTTATGGCACGCTCTGCAGTACGATTGGTTTCCGCCTGTGCAGAAGTACTTCCACCTACTCTTGCGTTATCTGCTGCAATGTTACGCATATCTACAGCTTTAACTGTTTTGCTTGCAATGCTTTTCTTATCGGCTAAATCGTAAACGCTGGTACCTTTTCTTTTTACTGCCATTTACTTGCCTTTCTTCTTGCGAGCCATACCTGCTTGTGACAATGCAATTGCCACAGCTTGCTTCTTAGACTTTACTTTCTTGGAAGACTTACCAATGTTAAGCTCGCCCTTTTTGAACTCGCGCATAACCTTGGATACTTTCTTCTTGGCTGCTGCTTTCTTCATTTCTTTTTCTTCTCTACTAAGTTACCGTTCTTATCATAACGACGGCCCTGGAATAGAGCTCCATAGAACTGACCGGTGTTCTCTTCTGTTCGGCTAGAATCCCATTGTGAATATTCTTTTGCAACATTCTTAATGTATCTAGCAGCACGGCCATATGCGCTACCTGCCATACTACTTCTTCTTTCCCATTTTCTTTACTGGCTTCTTAACAGCCTTTGTCTTGGACTTCATCATCATTGCTTTCTCTTCCATCTTTTCAGCCTTAGCATACATCTTAGCTGCCTTCTTACCCTTGGCTGTATATGGGAATTTCTTTTCGCCTACTTTTGGCATGTTATACTCCTAGTTCTTTCATTACCGCTGCTGATTTTTTGTTGATTGCTTTAGCCGGAGGCATCTTGCCAGCATCATATGCTTTGCCTAATGTCTCACTAGCCTTTACTGCTTCCTGAATCTTCTTCATTGAAGTTCCTGCTGGTTGAATGCCTTGTGCTCTAGCTTCTTTGTAGGCATCCAATTCTTTGTTGAACGCTTTGTTAGTCATCTGTTTGCGACTGTCAGCGTCTCCTGCATTCATTTGTAAGCTTAGGCCTTTACACCCAAAGCAGCCGTCCACCGGCTCAGGATGATGTTCCCAATGTTTCATAGCGCTGTAAAGTTCTCCGTCGTCACTCCGACGCCACCATTGATAAGTGCTTCACGGGTTGCGTCATCTACTTCGTATGAGTAGCCACCACGATAGACGGCTGGATATGTATCCAAGTCGTCATCTACAGGATAGCGTATCTGTGCGTATCCACCAGTAGGCTTTAGTACTATTGTAATACCTCTGTCAATTTTATAGAAGTAAAACAAACGGTGCTCACCAGCAGGCCCTTCCTCTACGGTTGGGGTTTTAAATAACCAGGTTGTCATAAGTCCCTTTCTAGTGAACTCACCCCGAAGGGTAGGTTTCAAGGCCTACCCTACAGAGTCAATCAACTAGAGAGCAGCGATTGAGGAACCAGAGGTGATGCGATACAACGCTTCGTCACGGTAGACTGCGAAGCCAAGTACGCCGTACCAGCCCATTGGGCGGAAGCGCATCAACTTATCAGTTACATTACCGATAACGATGTGTGGTTCTTCAGCAACGGCTTCTGCCATAGCTTGAGCACCGCACACGATTGTGTCGAATACACGGGTTACTGGAGTTACAGTAACAGTTGTGGTTGCAGTAACTGCAGCAGTGTTTGCTGTATCTACAGTGAAGGTTGTGGTTGAGCCAGAGGTGCTGATTGCAGTAATCTTTGCACCAGAAGCAATACCAGTTCCAGCAATCTTATCGCCAACTTCTGCACGAGTTGCGATAACAGCAGAAGAAGCAACACCGAAGGTGAAGCCTGCTGATGTACCTGCAACGGTTACAGCGGTTGTAGCGAGAGGAGTCTGGTCTGCACCTGACTTAGCATTGTAAAGGCGTGGGGACTCTACGAAGAATGCACCTTCGTAATCTCCGATTTCTCCTGCCCAGATTTTATCTGCAGCTGGAGCTGTTTGTGCGTGAACGAAGTTCCAGCCCATGTTTCCGGTTTCTGCACGAAGGTCGTGTGAAACTTCTGGGTGAATACCTGTCCAGTACAAGGAACCACGGCGAGCCTTGGCCTTGTTAGCACGGAGCTTAGCGACAGCGCGGCGGATGTCAGCTGAGTCAATTGTATCAGCAGCATCTACACCAGCAACAGAAGTTGCGTTACCTGCGTAGATGTTGTTGGAACCTGAGCGAAGAGTTGTCATTGCAACTGCATCGATGGAGTCAGCGAGGTTGTAAGCAATGATGTTTGCAATCGCTGGGTCTACATCTGCAAGTGAGAACAACTCAAGTGCACGGGTTACGAGTACTGCATTTCCGTACTCATTGAGAGTTACGGTGACAGTTGTAGGTGTTGAAAGAGAAACTGCATCTGGGTCAGTTGTCTCTGTGAGTGTGCCAGTTACCTGGTCCAAATCGACATACTTCTGGAGTACGACGGTTTGTCCTGGGATTGCTTGGCGTGCAGGACGCTTATCTGCGACAGAACGAATTAGTGGTTCTGAACGGAGAGCGAACTCGAGGAGGCGGTCATACGCCTTCTGTACGAGACCTGCGCCACCAACTGTACCGCCGAGTGATGTACTCGCGGTAGAGGTATATTGGTTTGACATTAGTTTTAGTCTCCTAGACTATGAACGGATTATTGTTGTGATTGGAGGATTGACAATAGTTCTTCAGCAGAACTTGCCTGATTTAAACGCTGGTCTAAATCTATTCCTCTATCAGGTGTCACAGCACCTTGTGTCAAGACATCTTGCTGGCGTAGCCGTGCAAGGTCTTGCTGACTTATAGGTGCTTCTTC